GCTTGCTTGAATTGAGTATCTCCGTCTGATATATCCCAAATATATTCTAAAATAGTACGCCAAACTGTGGCAATCTTATTGTCTGAATCTTCACGACCAATTGCTGTAAAACGCGGTGAGCGTGATGTTAACAGAGATTTAAGTTTATCTATCGCTGCGTAAACACGGTCTATAATAAAATCTGCTTGCCCAACTGCTTGAAGGGCATCTGATTCTGAATCTGTATATTGATTTCCTAAAACGAAATCTATTGACGTTCTGGCTTCTGTGTCCCAATCTGTTCGGGCATCGCGCCATCTACGCCATGTCTCTTGATTTTGTAAAGCAGGATTATCTGACTCCTGCTCTTTTCTCTTAAAGAAAGCGATAGTTCACCTCTCTTGATACAGTTATTGCAATTAACTTACTTTACAATATACGCAAAAAACGTACATTTGTCAAGTCTTTTTTTAAATTTTTTGTCCAGTTATCCAACTTATTCTCTGTCTAACGCTCTTTTTCTTTTGCATGTTATCAATAGTTTCCTCAAATCCATCGCGAGCAAACTTATGACTTTTGGGAGGTCTGGCGTGAATTGCAGACAGCCAAAACCCGTCTAGCAAATCATCATTCTTACTCTTTGGGAACTGAAACATCTCGTCAATTAAATGTTGTTGATTGCGCTTCATGTATAATTTACCACGATTTACAATCGGGCATAGTAACGCTTCCAACTTATCTTCCTTCTTGATTCCAGTAGGCGGTCTAACGCCCCTAGCAATCCCAGGAATCAACCTTCTGTCTTTCATAGCAAGGTCATTAACAGCATCTTTAATAACGCCCTGTGCGCCCACATGTTCAACATTTACACGCTTTAATGGTTGGTAGTCCCTTGCAAATTTAAGAATCTGTTCTGGCATATCGTACAACGGTGAATGTTCACGGTAATAGTCAAGCACATAGTAATTTTTGTCGCTATCAATGGCTAATGCAAAAATAACTTGAAAATCATGCCTTGCTTGGTGTTCATAAGCTAAATCGACCCCAAGGTATACATTAACAGGAATAGCGTCGTCACGGGTCAATAAGTACCCAAATCCACCACGTTGAACAATTTGCCCATCGTACCAATTGATTTTCTGTGTTTGGAACTTCATATTGTCTGCATCGCGCGCTTCGTTCTGAAACTCTTGTGCAAACTTATGTGGCAACCCTAGTTCTTCAAATCTACGCTTAGTGGCTTGTAGCTTGTCCCAACTAAAGTAATCTGCCCACAATACAGCCCCATCTGGGTTCATTGCCTTTCTAAACATTACATCCCAAGAATAGTCTTTATCATGTTTTTCGGCATCTAAATATCCGTCATAAATAGCCTGTAAGAATGAATCAAAATGTACAATCGTACCTACAAGCCATATCTCACCTTCTCTGCCTGCTTCGTTTTCCAGTGCGGGTTCAACTGTAGACATAACCCATTCTTTAATTTCCCTACGTCTCTCTGGGGTCTTAGTATTCAACTCCGATTCAAAGTCATCTAAGATGATTTTAGTATAACGAAGTCCTAACTGTGAACGCCCACGTAAGCGCTGAGTAGTCCCCTTGGCAATAATCCTATCACCCTTACTAGTTGTAAATTCTTTCTCTGTCCACTTACTACCCTTTAAATCTCCAAAATAGTACTGTAAGGCAGGATTTACGTCAATATGGTTCTGAATATACTTGATATGGTCTACTGCCTGTGATTGCTCTTCTGATACCCAAGCAATAAATTCTTTTGTGTCTGATGGGTTAAAATAAAGGTAATGCAGTAACGCAGCTTTTGACATCGTACTTTTTGAATGTCCTCGTGGCAAAATAATACATTTCCTTTTCGACTCACTATTCAACAACATCTTGCTAAGTTCAAATTGAAAGGGGGCTGGCTGGGACTTTAAGAAATCCTCTGGCATAAACAGTTGCCCAAAAGTGACTATGTCTTTCCTTGCTAATTCAAGGACGCGTTCTTTCTCCCCTAAATCTGGGGGTATAATGTTTACTGTTTTTTTGTCTTCGGCTGACTTCGGCATTCCCAATCTCCGTTAGGGATTTCTTGATATACCCCGTTGTAACCATTAATCAAATCACCAGCAACATACATCCATGCCTCTACCACAGTTCCGTCATCCATTGCGACATTAACCACTTCACGCGTATACAAGCCACCTTCAACATTCTCATATCTATCATAATCTGGCAACTCGTAATCTTCTATCTTTTGAACTTCTACACGCACAGACTTGTCTTTGTCTTTAATCGCGGCTGGAAAACTATAAGTACCCGGAAAAACCAACTTATAACCACCAACCATACCTTTTTCTTCAACCTCGCGCTTTAAAGTACCATATACTGCTAAATTCATTAAGCATATCCCTCATTCATAGTAACCCCCATGTGTTCAATTTCCAAGTTAGGTGCATAGATAGATAGACATCGCATACACTCTACTCCGTCTACATGTTTATTTGTAACATCATACAAGATAATCGCAGCATCACCCAACGGTAATCCACAAATATCACACACTTTACTTTTCAGTTTCTCTTTTAGCCTCTGCAAGTTTTTTTGTTTGTCCACCACTAATTGCCTCTAACTGTTGATTTGTAAAGCCTTGGAAAACCGTAACTGACTCAGAACGCTTGTCAGTGTCTTTCATCCCCGATACAGCCACCAATTCTTTTAAAAGGCTGACCTTATCAGAATCTTTCGCCCCAGGGTCATCAATGATGTTCTTCATTGTCCCCAGAATATACAACGGCGTAATATCCGCTTCATTCAATACCTTGTCTATTTCTTCTCTAATCACATTTTGTATCCTTTTTTGGTTTAATAGTATCTTACCCATGCGTTCTGCATACACTGGCTTTTTGGTCTTGAATGCAGTCATGTACGCTTCTGCTATGTCATCCCCCTTAGCAACATACTTCCCGAACAGAAACTCTCGCGGGGTAGCCTTCTTTCTTTGTTGAATGGTGTGATAAATACTCTTATATCCTGCTTGCCCAAACGCATACATGTTCTCGCGCATCTCGCCCCCCATATATTGGTCTTTCGTACATCTAAAAGAACCGATAATGGTTCGCACATAATCACAACGTGGTTTATGCCCATCTTCACTCTTACTAAGCACACCACGTCTTAGCACTTGGACTACTTGGTCGTCGTCTGTTCTTACATAATCACCTTCTTGCCCATCGTACCAATTTTCCACCAACGGCGCTTTCGGAAGATATTTACGAAACTCTTCAACCGTGTCGTACAGTATGTGTATATCTTTCTTTATCTTCCTGGTCTGCATTATCTAGCAATAGGTCTAATTAACTGCCTACGTGTATCAAGGTCTAAGTCACCTGCCATCATCCTAGATAAAGCACCACAATCCAAACACCTACAAGCCCGATACTTATTCACGGTGGTAGTATAGTAACTATCACCCACTTCTAGCTTTTCTGACCCACACGTGGGGCAAATACCCTTATCTTTTTCAGCGTATACGCCCATATTGGGATGCGATTTAATCCAAGGTCGCATTTCCAAGTATACTTCTTCAAGCAAGCTAACATCACGCTTATTATAGTCCATCATCTTTGCAAGCGCTATTTTACTGCCTTGAAGACAGCTTTTCCATAAATCGAAGTCAGTGTGTAACTTTTGTTTATTTCGCATGATATGACTCAAATAATCAAGCTTATTAGACGAAAAAGCAAAATTACGCTTTGATTCTAGTAAGGTGTCAATAGACTGAAACGGCGAGGGGGGTACATGCCCATTCAAATAAAACCTAGTATTTAACTTCTTAATATCAAACTTATTCCCATTGTGGGCAATAATAATATCAGCCTTGTCAATAAGTTTCCAAATTCCATCTACAATACGCTTATCATCCCTATTCTTCGCTTCCTTTGGTGTCTGTATATCACCCATGACTTCCGAATCGCACAACCACTTAGCCGACCAAGACAGAATATTCCAATCTTTTATCACGTTATTATGGCTAATATACTTATTCCCAAAAAGCCCCCAAACAAATACCTCCATCGGTGTGGTCTCGATATCAAACAATAATATCTTAGTAGCCCCATCATAACGAGCAATAGTATCCCACTTATAACAAACATTACACCGAATCCTTTGTTTCCCATGACGAATGCCTTTTCGTCTTACATTACCGCCACAATGTCTACACTTCATTTCTTCTCCAGTAATTTGATTATCTGAAAAGCAACTATCAAAACAACCGCTTCTAATGCCAAAAAGATACTTTTAATTATTTTCTTCATAATCTTCAATCATTTGTATTGTCAATGCGTAACCACCAACATCTACAAGATTGTCCCTTTTGTGTTTATTCACTTCACGACTTAACTTCAACGCTATCATACACATACCTACCGTCTGGGGCGTTACCTCTGTGCCTAAGATAGCAGTCCACATCTTAGCAGTTCTGCTAAAATCATGGTATGGATGCCCGTAGTTGTTACCGCGAGCACCCCTAACCAATATTTCAGCCTCCTGTAAGACTGATTTTATCTCTTTGCTTTCTTCCACAAATAATCCCCCACACCTAACTGATGTAGTCCGTTAGCAATACTGTCAATCATACCTTCATCATGCTTATTGCCGGTATTGGTTAGAATCACATGCAACACTTCATGCAACATTGTTTCAACTTTTCTGCTTTGAATCATCTCTTTGTCCAAAACAATCTCAGCCACCCGTGCATCATGATACCCAAGCAACATCCTACCGTCCTCAGATTCTAAGCCCCTCGCTACTTTAATCTTGTAAGTATGTCCACCTATGTTTAACTTCATTTAACTCCCTTGTCTTTTACGTTTGGAAATCCCACGCTTACTGAATGATGACACGCCTTTACTGGACGCTTCACCTTCAATGCGGCGTTTATCATCTCTAAAGCCCTTCTAATTTCTCTTCTTTTTTTCTGCCGCCGGCTTAACGAACTTTTCAAAGTACTCACAGTAGTCATCCGCAACACACTCCCTATCTACTAAATTTTTGTCTACCCACATCCACAAACACCCCTCTTTATGACACAACATAACCCCAGAACAAATCTTGTTTGTCCAATTCGCACACTCAAACTTGGCTATCCTTGCCTTATTCATGACACAAAATTACAACACCCCAAAAAAGCACACAAGAACTTTCTCAAAAAACTGCAAACAAAAATAAAATTCGCACAAAAAGAAAAATAAAAAAAGAAAGAAAGAAAAGAAAGTAATATAAAGAAAAGAAAGAAAGAAAAAAACAAAAAGAAAACTTCTTTTAAAAAAAGAAGCAAAAGTGCATTCGCGGTTTTTAACAAAAAAAGACAAAAAAATTAACCCCAAAATATACCCCCAAAAAAACACGAAAACGCCGTAATAAGCCGATTAGACCCCTTAAAAACGATTTTAACAAAAAAATGAAATTCCAAAATTTTTAAAAAATACCGTAAATTCAATAATATCACAAACTTATAAGAAAAATAAAAAAAGTTGAAAATTAACCCCCTATATGAATACCCTAACTTGATGCGAAAATGCCGTGGCGACCCCAAATATCGCGAAAAATAGGCATCCCTATACCAGACCCGTGACCTATGTCTGCTTGAAAACCGCCGAAGGCGTAGTTTTTAGGCTGATTTTGACGCGAAATTACCAGAAACTAAATGCAAGCCAAATTTTTATAGAAAAATAATAAAACACTCCAAAATGATAAAAAATAGGAGAAAATTGTGTGTGGGATTTCATCCGCGATACGCCCCCCCCTCTCTTATTGATATTGATTCACATTTTCAGTTGAAATTTCTATGTTGATATTGATTCGCATTCTCAACTGCTTATTGATAATGAGTCGCAATTTCACAGGCGTCCCATCATTTATAAAGTATGGAACTTTTTAAAACAGCCTACGTATAAAGGGTGTAAGTCATAGTGTACACGGGGTACACTATGAAACCAGTAAACGACAGGAATATGAATATGAATGAACAAGAACGAATAGAAGGTCTGTACGGTTTTACAATACACATAAAACCAGAAGGAACGTGGGTAGGTAGTGAGTTTACTAAACCTAATCACATCATGATAGAATTGGATGACTGTACTGTATCCATTCATGACCTAGTCGCAGCATATAACAAGATGCACAACACAAGAGAAACGAAAGGATAAACCAAAATGAGAGACACACGTACACCCTTAGATGCTACCCAGTATACTCAAACACGCAGCACGTTCGAGTCGAATGGCTCAATTGAGACCTTTGAGAAAATGTTTAGACTCAAGGGAACTCGCTCTGGATTAAAACAAAAATTTACAGAGATTGAGCATAAACTTGCACCGTCATTTAATGCGATACACCAAGCTTCTAAAGAAGATAGATTGGTAAAAATTGACGGCAAGCTCTGTGAGGTGGGTTGCTATATCAAAACAGTTAAAGAGTCTTAATACCCCTCTGAAACGGGCTCGGAATTCTTTTCGAGCCCGTTTTTTTTATACACTCCTTAAATAACGGGGAGAAAAGATTTGAACCTTAAAATTTAAGGTGAGAAAAGATAGAGACTTAATTAATTTAAGAATGAGGTAAAACAGATGAGAGAAATTACACCATTTGATAAGTATATCGAGGAGAGATATAAAGAGATTCCCTCGATAAGGGTCTCCTATGAAAAAGTGGGAGACAGCTGGATATTCTCTAGTAATTATCCTGCAAGGTATGAGGTTAAAGTCTCAAGTTTTGAGGAGATTAAGCACTTGGTTATGAGCCACCAATCAGTCGCTCATAAGAAGAGGATGAGATTCTCGGTCAGGGACGAGAACCGGAAAGTCTCATGTAGCAAGAGAATGGCAATTGATGAGTTAATGGCGTGTCAATCTCGTCAATACACGGCGAGACAGATGAATCACTGGAGAAGAATTGCCAGTGAGTCAATGACGAAACGAGTTAAAAAAATTGATGCGAGACATAGTAAACCATACGAGCGGACTTGGTAAGAGTCTGCTTTTTTATTAACCAAAGGAGATGGAAGTGAGTAAAAAACAGAATAAGAAGGAGCAGTACAAGATTGAGTTTATAGGTAAATAATGAGATATTTAGTTTGTCGTGGAGAAACCGTTGGGTCGAGGCTTAGTGGTTTTCTCGTATGCGATGCAAAGAAAAAGTTTCGTATTGTATCAATGCACGAGAAGGAATGCAATGCGAGAATAAAAGCAAGAGAGTTAGAAGATGGTGCTCTTTTGCGACATCAAAGAAAATACCATCAGAGAATAACAGTAAGGAGGCAATCATGCCACAAGGTAAAGTAAAACAACAGAGTCTTTCGCACTTAGCGGAAGAAATATTAAATAAAATTGAGGTTACTCCCGGACATATTAGAGCTAACTTCAATACCAATCTCATCCCGCTGAGTAAGGGGAGTTACGAGATGGTACTTCAGTTTTGCTATAAAACTGGAGGAGTTGAATTAGTAAATAAATTCCTCACGTCTTTTCAAGTGGTGGAAAAATGAACCGTTTTATTGTAGAGGAAGCTCCATATTATCGATGGAGCGACATAGAACTGTCAATCCCATCGAACCTCATTTGGTGGGATGATGGTTGTCCCGGAGGAGGAGATTGGATAATTGCAAAGCCGATTGAGAAATTGTCTGATATTCTCACCGAAGAAGAAATTGAACTCTTTGGGGAAATTGGAGAAGTAGTGATAGAAGATAAGAAAGCCATTCAATGGCTCAAGGAAAATCTCTCGCCACACGAACATTGGAGACCAAGTAATGATATTCTCCAATTACAATATGGGCGAGTAATTTGCCCCAACTGTGGTTCTCCAGTTGAAGTAGAAAGAGATAATACACAGTGTTACTGCTTGGAATGTTCTGAGAAGATAACACTTAACCCCATGATTTAGGAGAATACAATGGCTAAAATGTGTAAAGGAGATAAACTCAAAATATCGGAAGAATGTTACATCGTTAAATCCACCGACGAGAGATATCCTGTAAATGGCAAGTATATGGGAGAAGATATAAGATACTATCCCGAACTTGCAGAGGATTTAACGATTGAGGAAATCTTTACTAATGGAGTTGAATTCAAAGAGAGACCCGATGTCCGATATGAATGGGGAAAATTGGATATCTATTGGGTAGGAGAATAATATGTGTCCTCATGGATTACCGTTGTGGCATTTGATTGCCGACCTTATAGTCTGGATTCTCCCCCTGATTGGGGGAGTTTCCTTTATAAGAAACTTCATTAAAAGGATAAAGATATGCGAATAGGAGACCAACTGTGGATTTTCTCTGATAATTACACTGGATTTGCATCCGTCAGAGAAATAACCTCCGCTCAAACTCTGATAGTCTATAAAACTGACGATGGACATACAGGCTGTCTTATGAGTGAATCGGTGAATTATATTAACATCAGTGCTTCTCATAGAATTTGTTATGAGCCACGCACTCTATTTAAGTATGGTAGGGCGTATGGGATACGTATTTCAAGCTCGCCCTTTGCTACGGGTCTTTCCTGTATTGATAGAGTGGAGGGGGTGCTCCCAATTAAGGGGAGAATGCGGTTTTGCTCAGTCCCGTTAAATATGATTAAGGTTATTTCTCATACACCTGCTGAAAGTACATTGATTAGGCTAATGAGGGCGAGATTGTGTTGTGCTAAATTATGTCTTAAATGTGGAGATATGTTTATCAACCTCTCTGAGGGTGGGCTGTGTCAAGCGTGTAATGAGACAATACGATACACTTGTGCAGAATGTGGGGAGGCTTTTAACCCCCTTAATTATGACAATGCTATGGGGATGTGTCATTTGTGTCTCTATGCAAATTTTTATCACTGTCAAAGCTGTAATGAGTGGATTCCAAACGAGGTTTCATTCTTAAAAACAGCCGAAGGGGACGTTTGTAAATCGTGCTCTAACAAGATGATTGAGCGCATTGGACGAGAGCCACCTCGTGCTTTCTGCCAGTTGCCAAACGCCTCCTTGTTTGAGAGAAACCCATTTAAGCGTCATGTCGGATTAGAGATAGAAGTCGTGGGTAGCTGTTTCAGCAGTGATGCAGATAACGCTCCAGTTGGGTGGACTTACATGGAGGACACTTCGGTGGAGTCTATGAACAGCGACGAAGTAGGGTTTGAGTTTATCTCTGCTCCGTTGAGTGGGGACAATCTCTATATAGCGTTAAATAAGATACAATCGCATATATCTCGTTGGGAATTATATGCAAACGAGACCTGTGGTCTCCATGTTCATACGTCTGCTCTTGGAACAGGGTGGAAAGCCTCAAAAGGGCTTCTCCTGTTGATGTATAAGTTAGAACCAATTATAAATAGAATGATATCTCCAGACCGTATGGAAAAGAGATATTCTCAACCTTTACCAAGCATCGATATTGGAGAAATCTTAAATATAAACTCATGGTTTAGCCTTGCCAAACTATGGTATAATTCTATGGGAGGAGATTACTTCTCTACTGGAAAATACAACGAAACGAGATACAGGGGGTTTAATCTCCATTCTCGTTTTCTGCGTGGAACTTTTGAGTTTAGATACTATGGTGGGTCTACCGATGTGGGTGAGATATCTAAGTGGGCTAAGTTCTGTTTAGGACTCACTGAGGCGGGAATATCTCTTGGTAGTGATAACAACCCAAGAATTAATGCTTTGAGAGAGTCGATTATTAACAACGACACCAACGTTAAGATAGGCGATTATCTCGAATTGATGGGAATGCAAGATATGTACAGTTACGTAATGTCTTGTGTACGAAACAACAAACGAGCACATCAAAGATATCTTGACCAAGACAGAGCAAGATATATGCTCGAACAATACAACAACCTAATAGAATAGGAGAATAATACATGTGCGGAATATTCGGAGTAGCTAAGAACGCAGGGAGACAATCTGACTTCCACATAGATAAGATTCGTGAGGTTTTAACTAACCTTGCAGAAGAATCATCTGTTCGTGGGACGGACTCTACTGGTCTGGCTATTATCTCCAAAGATAAGCAGGAGATATACAAATCGCTTTATGGAAGCGATGAGTTAATCATGCTACCTCTTTGGGAGCAAATCAAAAAAGAAGTTAACCGAGATACTTCTATCGTAATGGGGCATGTGAGGTTTGCGACTACTGGAACAATCTCAATTCGTAATGCTCATCCATTTAAGATAGGTAAGGTAATCGGCGCTCACAATGGAGTGATATTTAACCATCATTCACTTGCGAGCAAGTTTAACAAGGTAATCGAAGTAGACTCTGAGGGAATCTTTGCTTCTATAAACAATATGGAAATTAAAGACGCCCTAGAGAAGATTGATGGGGATTTCTCCCTATCATTTGTCAAAGAAGACCCAGAGGTAGTCTACTTTGCAAGAGAAACATCAAGACCTCTCGCAATGGCTTATTGGAAAAAGGCTCGTACTTTGTTTTGGGCGAGTACTGATGAAATCTTACAATTCGCCTTACGAGCATCGGGGTTAGTCCTTAAATCCAACACTACTCATACTGAAATAATTTACAGTTTTGATACTAGGAGGTTTAATGGAAGTCCTGATTACAAAACCGAGAAGTTTGAAACTTTGGATTGGTTTCAAAGTGCTCGTAATTACGGAAGTTGTGGAACGTATGCAAAAAGTACTCCACTTTACAACAATTATAGCACAAAAAAACTTATCTGCATTGGTTGTGGAGAAGATACATGGCATCAGTCTCATTTTTGTTGGGAGTGTAGAAAAGAAGATAGCATCTACCACTTTAAGTGTGATGTTTGCCGTCATCATTTCCACGCAACGAGATTAACCTTTGATGAGGAAAATAATGAATTGATATGCAGAGAATGTATGTCTGATATGAAAACAGTAGATTGTGATTTTTGCGGAGACCCAACCCATGAGCCATGTATGAAGGCGTCTTACGGTTACAGGGTTTGTGAGAACTGTTTTGTTGCAGACTATTCAACTGGATGGGAGACAGTATGAAAAAGAAACACGCTTTGCTTGTAGGTATAACTACTCCAATAAAGAAGAAGTCAAAAAAGTATGTATTGGAGATGGTATACAAGAAAGCAAAAAGAAATCCGTTTATTACAGCGGAAACATTTGAGGAGTATTTGGAATATCTAAATACTCAGATTAATTCCATGAGCGATGAATCCATCGAGACCACTAATCCTAATAAGATATATGATACTCTTAAAAAGATTGGTTGGCTAAAGGAAATCTCCTTTGCCTTGTTGGCATTCATCTCCGTTAATCATCATGCAGTTTCATAGGAGGTAAAAATGGAATGTATAAGTTGCAATAAGAAGGAATCAGATGAACTAGAGTTTAGTCGCATTCTGGGAGATGATATTTGCGAAGAATGTAGAGATGAGCACACTAGATATTGTTGTGATTGTGATGAGCCCTGTTGGCGTGAGGACATGGTAGAAAATGGCAATGGAGACCTTGTTTGCAGTAGTTGTTTTGAGGAGAACTACAGTGTCTGTTGTTGTTGCGAGGAGATTATGCCAAATGATGATACATACTTCAACTGGAGTGACGAACCGTATTGCCATACCTGTTACTATGAGTATTATAGTGTATGTGATGATTGTGAGTGTGAGGTGAATAATGAGTATGCAAATCACAATGAAGATGGAGGGGTTTACTGTGATAACTGTTATAGTGAGCGGGAGGTAGACCTTGCTATGTTACCTCCAAGACCAACAAACACAATAAGTGAAACGTATGACAACAACCCCTATAAGAGACTTGTCGGGCTAGAAGTAGAGAACGTTATTGAGGATTATAGCTCTGGGGATGACCCACCCCCAGTGCTCTGGAGTAGGGTCTCCGATGGAAGTCTCTGTAATCATGGGCACGAGTTTGT